CAATACCAGATTGGATACTTGACCCTGACTCTATCTATCGACAACGACTGCTGCTAGATACAGATCTTGTCGAGTCTGACTTCAATAAATATCTTGATCCTACTGCAACAATGCAGTAGACAAGTACATATAAGAGGAGAATAAAAATGGAACGTAAAGGATTTATTGGCGGCAGTGACGCTGTCAAAATAATGAACGGCAACTGGTATGAACTGTGGCAGATTAAGACAGGTCGTATAGAGCCAGAAGATTTGTCACACAAGGTAGCAGTACAGATGGGTATTACTACTGAGGATATGAACCTTAGTTGGTTTGAAAAAGAGTACAGCAAAAAAATATTAGAGAAGCAAGACAAGTACACACGCACACACAATGGCGTGCCGTATGTAGGTACGCTTGATGGTGTGCTTGAAGATACCAATGATCTTGTTGAAGCCAAGCATACGTTTGCACACAATACATTAGACAAGGTGTGTGACTACTACATGGCACAGGTGCAGCTGTATCTATGGCTATCCAATATGGATGGTGCATACATGTCAGTATTCTTTGGCAACAACAGGTGGGAATGTGCATACGTTAAGAAGCATGACTCATACATAGGTGTAGTGCTTGATGCTTGCACAGATTTCTGGGCGCACGTTGAGAGTGGCGATGAACCTATCGGACACGATCAACCAATAGCATCACCTATCAATCAGATACCTGTAGATGATATGATTAAACGTGACGCAAGTTCGGACAATCACTTCACATATCTAGCACAAGAATACATAGAGTTTGAACCTGCAGCCAAGTCATTCGAGTCAGCTAAGAAAGATCTCAAAGCTATAGTTGCAGACAATGAACGTGAGGTATACTCAGATCTATTAACCATACGCCGTGATAAACGTGGCGCATTACGCATTAGCAAGAGGAGTAAGTAATGGACAACCTAGAAATATGGAACAAACTAAAACATTCAGACCCAAAGTATCTAAAGAAAGTTAGCTTTGGATCTCGTAGCTTTACAGCTATTGACCCACAGTATCAGGTACGCATGATGACTGAGCAGTTCGGCCCTGTTGGTGTAGGGTGGGGATGGCAGTCACACACAGAAATAGTGCAGCTAAGTAATGGCGATGCCAGTATACTAGCACACATATCTGTTTGGCATGGCGAGCAAATGAATATGTTCGGCCCCTTTACTGGGTGTCGTAAGTTCTTCGATGCAACCAAAGGCAGACTAGCCGAAGATGCACCTAAGATGGCTGTTACTGATGGCCTAACCAAAGCCTTATCACATCTCGGATGTAACGCTGACGTGTTCCTTGGTGAGATGGATGGTAATAAATATGCAGCTGACACTGGTACTAAATCTGCAGGTAGCAGTTGGTAAATGGGTGGTCAGTATAGCAAAGAAGTTATACAAAAGTTTTGGTGTCCGCGCTGTGGTGCGGCGCCAAGAATGCCCTGCTATAATAATGAGGGGCGCAATCATCTTGCGCGCATGAAGAAAGCGCAAGAGTTAATAAACAAAACTATTAAACTAAAAAATAAAGCAATAAAGAAAAGGAGCCAGAAGCATGGCATACGACAACACAAACACAGGCGCAGCATTCAAACCTTTCGATAGCATGAAGATGATATTGCAAGGCAAGATAAACCTAGAGGGCAATGATCGTAAGGTCGTACTCGTAGCAGACACAACCAAGAGTGGCATGAAGATCATTGAGGTTTACCAAAAGGTAGGTGTGTTGTTTGAGAACGACAAGCGTGGCAACGAGAATGCACCAGATTATTCTGGGCCAATGGAAGACTACGCTGCACAAACACAGATGCAAATTGCTGGCTGGAAAAAACAGAAGGATGATAACAACTATCTTTCTATGCAGATCAGTCAGAAGCATGGCGGTCAGCAGCAAGCGCAGCAAGTTAGCACCGCGCACCTCGACATCAGCGATGATGCTATACCATTTTAATAATAGAGGGCGAGCTTCGGCTCGCTCACACACGGAGGACTTATGACTATACCAATCACAGAAGAGCTAATAGAACGCATAAGATTCTATGCAAATAATGGAATGACTAAAGCACAGGCCAACAGAATCTATGGCATACCACGCCATGCAATTAGGGTAGCCATCGAGAAGCATGATGTAAAATTTACAACAGGATATACAACAGGTGTCGAGCGCGCATTCAGAAACCAAACAGATAAAGAGTACGAAGAGAAAGAACTTATCTATAAGTCAACAGTACAGCGCAACAGGTACGACCAGTACAAAGAGATACTAAAGACTGCAAGCAATGCAGCTGAACGAAAAGAAATAACTTATGGCTTTGTGCTACATGAGTTCGAGCTTACACAAGCTGCAAAAAATAATAGACCACCACTCCCTGGTTTTACTTCTAAGTTTTCTAGCCAACCTAAGATAGCAGACATGCTTCGTGCGGAGCGTTAAGCTCCGCTAGAGATCTATATACTTATACGCCAACGTGTGCAATCCAAGAATGTATTTTCTTTGTCTGCTCCATGCGATCATCAAGACCATGCGTGCCACCATTAACACGCTTGGTTATGCTAGTAATAACTGTATCATTTACACCATCATCAGCCATCTCGAACAAGCCATTGGATTCAAAGAACCACATGGCAGATTCAAATGCATACTCAGTTGCAACAAGATCAGGGTCAGTCATTACATCAGGCAACCCCATATCACTAGCAAAAGCTCTATAGTTTGCCTTGCCTGTTAACTGGATGAAGCCGCGCCCTACCCAAAGCGCCCCCTCGTTTTCTCCATTGCCCATGCGATTAGAGTACACCTTATTAGCTAGCGCCTCTGGGTTACGCGCATAAGGTGCAGCCGATTCCATAGTTGGAAATCTTTTAGGCCACACACGCATCATAGACTCAGCAGAATAGTTAAGGTTCTCTCTGGTTAAGCGAAACATTCCTGACTCATGTGCTGCTTGACCAAGCAAGTGTGCGCCACGCTTACGATTCAAACCAAAGTGTTCAACGATTGCTCTCGCTGTGTTGGGCCCAAAGTTACCATCAGGTGTTGAGCCAATGCGAGTCTGCAATATCTTCATTGCCTCAGTCATTTTTTAAATCCCTTCATAGTACGAATACCAAAGCTGGCTGCTATGCTGGCATACAACGACCATTGAAACCACTGCGGCGCAGCTTCGAGATTAGCAAAGCCCTCCCTCATATAGGGCTGCAGCGGTGGTACAAAAGAACACCCAACGATTGCAATGAAACACACAGTCCATGCTTCATCCTTCCAACTATTGTCGCTGGCCTTGATAGCTGCTTGCTCCCAAGAGATCTCACCAGTTGCAATCTTCATATTGGTTTCAGCCTCTGCTTTCTTCACAGCAGTCTTACCATCGATGTAACTACCAGCTAGATCAGCAACCTTACCTACTAAACTAAGTCCAAACATATTACTTTCCTTTCGCAAACGCTGACGCACCAAAGAACGCAGCTACTATGCCAGCAACACTGACAAAATATACACTCGCCATGCTACCAAGTATCTTAGCAGCCTCAATCAAAGTCAAGAGATCTGCTAGCACCACCGCTAAGGGGTACAGGAGCATCCCTGACAGGGCGAACCATGTCATCTTACGTTGTGCATCACGTTGAGCGTCTTCGTCCTCTAGGCGGCGCTTACGATCCTCGTATTCAAGTGCATCCCACTCTGCTTTATCTATTGCGCCATCACCATTGACATCAAATTTTTTAAACTCATCCATACTTATCTCCTAATCAGACAGAGGATTATCCAATGCCCTCTGTAATTTACCCATCAATTTATCTTCAAGGTCTTTCATCTCAGCATCTTGATTTGATCGCAATCGTTCACGTTGCGATTCGAATCTAAGATCTGCTGCATCTATCATACTGCGTACCTTCTCTTCTGTCTTGCGCACCAATGACTCAACTCGGTCTGCTTGCTGCTCAACCCTAAGAAGATCATCACGTAAATTATTTTTAATGTCGCGTGTGTACTCAACTGTCTGCTGTACTTGCGCATCCATTAAATCCATTTGCTGCTGGTATTCTCCTAAGTCTAAGCCAGCTACCTCTTCTACCTTCTGGTACATAACGAACCCACCATACAGGCCAGCAACTACAGTAGATACAAAGGTAATGATAGCAAGCACAGATGCAAAGGACATCTTAACGCCACCAGCTTTGATCTGTTTGTCAGCAAGGTTATCAAATTCTGTAAGATCTACCATCAGTTTTCAAAGTCCATACTATCACTAGATAAATTCTTTAGTGCCTCCAGTTCATCGCGCAGCTTTTGTATCTCTAACCTACGCTGCGCTAACTCCACTTGGTATAGGTCATCACAATTAATACGAGACTTAGGTTTATCTAAGGGTATAACTATACGTGCATATACACCTATGTCCTTACCTCTGCTGCTTGTTTCTAAACCAGACAGCACACCTGTAATACCATACTCAAGGTTAACGCCGCCACCTACCGCATTGCTGCAGCGCATATTATTTGCAGAGAAACTATCCGATTGATAATTCATAGGTGGACTAGGCAATGTTAATGCAAGAGAACTACTCTCAGCAAACGCAGAGCTAGACAGTATGCATAAGAACGCAGCTAATCTCATGCAGGCATACCATCAAGTCGAGAACAAATCCTAGAAGAAACTAAGGTTTTTGATTCGAGTTGCCTCTTAATCTTTGAGGTGGTGCATATATATACAGCTTCATCCATATCTGATTCTCGTATGTATACACTAAAGTTCTTACGCGATTGGTAATCTACCTTAATTATTCTGTACGTTGCAGAGAAAGGGATGTTCTTCCAGTTCAAATCAAATAGATCTATCTGATAATACTTAATCTCTTCTCTTGAATTAAACAAAGACAAGTTAACTTTGACCACACCAGTAACGTGAGATGGTTTAACAATAGGATAAGCTGGTGTCATCTCATGTGCATGGGATGAAAATGCCCATAGCAAAAAAAATATTATCAGCTTATTTTGCAACACAACTAGCCTGAACAACTGCTGTATATACCCCACCCACAAATGGTTTAGATGCAGCATAGTTAGCGGTACTAGATGTAGAAAACCATGTAGACCCAGCAACTGTTAGATCAAACACAGTAGTATTATCGTATACAATCTTGGCTGCATCATAGCCTGACATACCAGCATCACTTGTTTGCGTTACACTAGTGCTGCCTGTCCATGTGACTGTATCAGATAGTGCTGGTGAAGAACTGAATGATGTTGGGTGTGTTATGTTTGCTGTGTAGTAATTAGCAAGAGCCACATCAAACCTAATAACAGGTAAGACACCACCATCAGCAGGGGTAGTGCTTAATTTACTAGCTGTTGGATTGCCATACACACCATTCTTAGTTGTTTGTATTACACATTTAGCTTCCACATTACCTGTTATATTTACATCAGCGTATGCTGGTAATGCACAGAGTGAAAGTATTGCCAAAGAATATTTCATATTAACCTCATTTGTTGTATTGCATATCAACCATTTGTTCATGCAGTATCTGTTGTGCTAAGTTATTGCGCAAGGCTTTCTTGTTATCAAGTATTTCTGAATCAGCAAGACCAGCAGCGTCAGCATATACACCACCATTGATAGATGCATTGTAGTACATAGCTAGATTAGTCTGTTGATTAATAGCCATGATAATATCATCTTGTCCTTGTGCTTTGAATAGAGTCAGCGCATTGGCAGATGCAGTTAACCCCATCTCAATTCTAGTTTCTTCTTCTTCCTCTTCTTCACTAAGAATAAGATTGCCATCTTCATCATACTGAAACTCATCAGTTTCTAATGTTTCAATTACAGCATCATCCTCTAGTGCATCATAAACTACAACCTCTGGTAATACAGGCATAGGCTTTACATATCCAGCGCAAGTAGGATCAGACTGTGGGTCAAAGCATCTATCTATTCTGTAGTTGTAAATAACAACAGCATCCTTAACGCTTCCATTTCCTTCTACTTCAATAGATCCTGTACCCCAGCTTGTTGCTGGTATGTTGCTAAGATTAAAAGACTTTACGATTGTATTGCTTGGCACACCTGACCAATCATCTGTCTCTCTAAATATATAACCGCTGCCGTTTGCGTTCTTATTACCAACGTGTACCAGCATATCATCTTCAGTGTTCTTTACTGTGGTGTACCTATAGATCAAACCATTTATATCTATGCCAGATGCATCAGGCAGCACACCTGTCATGCTCCAGCTTAGTGAACTAGATGCAGCGTTACCTGTAGCCCCATAACTATAGGGATCAGAGTGCAAGTAAGAAGGCAAGAGTGCTAAAGATAACACCCAAACCAATTTTTGTTTCACCATTTTTATCAAAGACTCTCTTGATTACATTGTTTTGATCACGCTCGATCTCTTCTTTAACCGCTTCCATTTCCCATGCTAGCCTAGCTTTATCACCTACCAAGCCATTCTTAGGGCCCGGAGTA